AGAGACTCCAGAGACTCCAGAGACTCCAGAAGATATTGCAGAATTAGAGGAAATCAAGAAGTTTGTATCGCTCAATTTGAGTGCGGACACTATGAAAGAATTGCTTGATGATGTTGCAAGTCTCAAAGACAGCCTCAAAGATATGTCAACAATCAACCAGAGATTAGATGACGTCGAAAACGCAAAAGGTATCTCAAAACAAGCAACAGAAACAGTAAAAAAGAACGTGGAAAATGTACGAAACGATATGCCTTTCTAATATTATAAAAACTATCTTATTTTTTATTTTCAAATTATATTACTTATGGATAAAGGACAAAAAATTGCAAAGGTTTTCAACGGGGGCGAAAATTCATCACTCGTACACCTTAACACAGCACAAGCTGACAGATTTATTGACTATGTAGTTGATGAAAGTGTTATACTAAAATCATCTCGTGTAGTTCGTATGGATACACCACAAAAGGTGATCGGTAAAATTGGTATCTCAGACAAGATCTTGTATCCTGCACAAAGAGGAATCGGACTTGATGCAGGAAAAAGAACATCAGCGACACCAGATAAAATCACGCTCATTTCTCAAGAGGTTATCGGCGAAGTCAGAATCTATGATGATGAAGTCGAAGACAATATTGAGGGTGTTGCATTCAAACAACACATGATGAAAATGGTCGCAAAGAAAGTAGCAAATCAGCTTGAAAGAGTTGCACTTTACGCAAGAAAAGTCGCTAATCCTACAGATTTATTGCAAATGTTTGATGGTTTTGTAAAAGCTATTGAAGCAAATTGAGTTGTAGTTGATTCTAATGTTGGTTTTGCGGATCGTTTCATCGACAAAGAAAAACTTGCAAAGGTTCGTAAGTCTATTGCAACAAAATACAGAAACATACTTAACAAATGGTATATGCCAGATGATGTTGCGATTGACTATGAAATCAAATATGAAGCGTCAAACAATACAGTAAATAAATATGGTGCATTTGGTGTCGATTTCACCAAAGCTAATATCATGTCAGTAGATAGAGCAGTTGTAGTAACAGGAGGATACACAGGGACAATCAGTGCTAATGTTGCTCTCAATGCGACAACAGCAGTATTGACTGATGAGACTGGATTGACAGTTGGTGATCAAGTGACTTTTGCTCTTTGAAATGACAAAGAACATACAGTTGTGATCAGTGCAATCGATGCAGGATCAAACACAATCACGTTTACTGGTTATCCAATGCCTTTTGCTCTTACGGCAATAACGGCAACAGAAAATACAGTTATTGAGACGATTTCAGATGGTGCTGATGTTATTCTTACGCCAGACTACAACTTCATCTATGGTATCCAAAGAGACATCACTATTGAACCAGACAGAGTTGCAAAAGAAAGAGCAACAGACTTTGTCATCACAATGAGAGTTGATTTTCAAGTAGAGAATCCAGAAATGACAGGTATATTAAAAAACGTAAAAGTAAAATAATAAAAATAAAGTCTCCACATAAACAGAAAAAGCCAATCCATCATGGGTTGGGTTTTCTTTACGTGTAAAAAAGACATTGTAAAAAACATTTTGGATATTAAAGTAGTGGGGTATTATCAATATATTTTATTCTTTACAATTATACATTATGGAAATGGTAAAACTACAAAATATTCTATCTCGTACATATAATGGAGTAAAACCACTTTGAACAATAAACGTTGAATCAAAAGATGTTGCGTGATATATTGTAAATGGGTTCTCTCTAATAAAAAAGGTGATCAAAGATGATCAAACATCTGTAATTGCTGACGCACAAGCAAAAAAAGATCAAGAAAAAATCAATGCTGACGCACAAGCAAAACTTGACGTACAGACAGAAAAGCAAGCAGAACTCGACGCAGAACACGCAAAGAAAAACGCTTGATTTAGTGCAAAAAATGACGCAGACGAAGGAAGTGTTGATCTTACGGATGAATCACTTGTTGTACTTGTCAAAGACCTCGCAAAAACACCAAAACAAAGAAAATGAACCAAAAAATAGTCACCGTATAGCAAGATGATCTTGCTTGTCTTTTTTATTTTTATTTTTGTGACTAAAAAAACAATAACATGACAATTGAACAAGTGATAAAAATAATAGCGACAGATGGATTGACATTACTGGTAACAGCTTGAGTTCTTTTTTACCTTTTCAAGGTAGCGAATGTATTTTATCTCAAATTTGAGAGAAAAATGATTGCTCAGCATTCAAAGGATCTCAAAGAAAAACGACCAATGACAATTGAAAAAAACAACTTAATTCAACAGCTATTGTATAAAGCGATGTTTGAGTTTTGAGGTGATAGAGCGTATGTATTTGAGTATCACAACGGCGGACACTCAATCAGCGGGATTGATTTTTTGAAAGTATCAAATACCTTTGAAGTATGCAACACAACTATACAGCATCAGCAGATCTTATTACAAAATTTGCCAGTATGAGTATTTGCCTTTTGGAATATGAACGTGCTAAACAAGAAAACAATTTGTAGGGATGTTGATGATGTTTCAAAAGAGGATCTTTGAGCATATCAAGTATTGAAACAAAACGGCGTACAGTCAGTGAGTATTGTTTGATTATATGATGCAAAAGGATTACCAATTGGATTTCTTGGGATAGATTATATCACAGGAAAAAAGAAAAAGATGACAAATGAAAAGCGTAAACAATTTGAAAAACTATCATATCAAGTCAGCGGGATTTTGTATTAGAATAGTTACGTATACAAAACAATTTTATAGCGTTTGTTTGAAAACCATGCAATATACAACAATATCGACTTTGAGATCATACCTTTGATTGGTCGTGGACGCAGTGCAAGACAGTCTTTTAGATAGTGTAATCAAGAGATGCACTCACCAATTTGATAAATACTTGGGTAGGAATCTGACAACAACACTATATACAGAATATTTGAGTGTCGATGGGGACAGTCTTTTAATTGTTGATAAATGACCAGTCAATAGCATTGTTGCACTCAAGTACGACGATGAAAACGGGGCAACTATAACGCACAAGAGGATTGATGGAAACATCATATATCTCACTGGTGATTACACTGGGACAATATACGTTCGTTATATTGGATGATATACCACGATAGAAGATATTTTGGATGTTGAGCAAGCATGCTTGGAGGTATGCAAGGATTTGTGGGACAATACACCAGCTTCATGAAACGAGGCAAATATCAAGTCAAAACAGATTGAAACACTATCAAAAACATACTTCTCAAAGCAGGAGATGTCAGCAGGGATTGGGGTATCTTTTCGTGAGGCTTTGGATAACTACAAGATTTTTAATCCTATGATTATTTAATTATGTCAAAGAGCTTATTGAGTAGTTTTGCTAATGATTTCAATAGAGTCATAAGTATACGAGAAAGAGTCGAAAACAAGAACAGTATTTGAGAGATGGAAATGACACGACCAATGGCGAGCGTATCAAATATCAAGTGCCTCTTGTTGTTGAGATCAGAGCAATACAACAAGTGGATAAGCGAGCAAATCGAGTACATAAAAACCAGTCACAAGATAAGATTGGACTTTGGGCAAACAGTTATAGAGTGAGATAAGATCCAAGATAATTTTGGTGTTTGGTATGACGTGAAGTTTGTTGTATCCACTCCATGATTTGATGGATTTGATGATCATCTACTTGTTTTATGTGATATAATCAGATAAGAATATGGCAAGAATGAAAATTGAGCAATCAGTGCTTGATAATGCAATTGAAGCGTCTTTGATTGATACGGTATTGATGCTTGAAGAGGAAATCTTGAAAATAACACCAAGAGATCCATCGAGACCACCGCTTGATCCTACAAGGAGAGTAACTTGAAATCTCAAGAGATCTATCGGTCACCAACAAAAATCAAAATTTGAATTTGTTATTGGTACAAAACAAGGGGAGGCAGAATATTGAAAAGCGTTAGAATTTGGGACACCAAGAATGGCACCAAGATCATTTCTAAGAAAGGGTATTATCGACAGCAGAGACAAAGCATTAAAATATTTTGCGAGAGTATTCAAACAAGCTATCCAATAAATAGACATTGAAAAAAAACCTTTATTATTTAACAATAGATGCTATGATCAATGTAAAACAGTTTGTATACGATAAATTGAATACAAATGTAACATTATCATGACTGGTCGGTGACAGAATATATCCTCAGATTATGCCACAAGATAACAAAGTGCGACCAATCGTGATATATTCAAGAATCTCGCCATGAAAAATGGATCTCAAAGGTATCAGAAACGAGTATTTTCAAGTTTCTGTGCGGTGAAAAAAGATTGTTGAAAATGAAGCTATCATGGGTGTGGTTGCGTCATCGTTCAATGGTTTGAAAGAACCGCCAGTAAAACATTGTGATATACAGAGAGTCGATGAGAGCTTTGATCCAGATACACAAACATTCGGAAATCATGTTACTGTACACATAAAAATGTTTGACCACGATATATAATAATCTTTATTTATAAATATATACTCACTATGCAAAATAGCGTACAAAAAGTAAAATCAGTAAGATTTGGAAGTGGAACGCTCTCAATATCCTCTGATGATTGAGCTAATTGGATAAATCTCGGAGCGTTGAAAGATGCGACACTCAATGTCACTAAGTCTATTATTGAATTTGTTGTTGATAATGCAAAATTGCCACCAAAAGTCAAAATAGACGAGGCGGTTTTTTCAGCTAACCTAT